GCATTAGGTGCCGCAGGAACAGCATTAGGAACAGCAGTTGGCGGACCAGTTGGCGGAGCAATTGGTGGCGCGGCAGGCAGAGCAATTCCAGCACTAGCAGGCTCAGTGGTTGGTTCAAAAATTGGTGACAAACTAACAGGCGAAGATTACGAAAACGAGCCAGACGAAGATTATAGACCAGCTTCAGATATGGTTAGAGGCGGTAACGATATTAATAAGTCTAAAAAATCATATCCACCAGTAGCAGGCGGAGATAATCCAATGGCAATAAAAGATAAAATTAAAGAAGAGTTATCAGCACTTTACAAACAATTTCAAAATAAGTAATAATAAACTCTACTACTACTAACTCAATACCCGCTTCGGCGGGTATTTTTTTGGTTAAATAGTATTATGGCATCATCATTAGACGGCGTCTTAATTAAGAAGGCGAATAAAAAAGAAACATTCACTGACACACAGATTGAAGATCTTGCAAAGTGTATGGATCCAACAAACGGTTATATGCACTTTGCTAAAAAGTTTGCATTCATTCAGCACCCCGTAAAAGGAAAACTGTTGTTTGCACCGTTTGACTATCAAGAACGTCTACTAAAAAGTTATCATGATTTTCGATTTAATATTAACATGTTGCCTAGACAAACGGGCAAAACAACGTGTGCCGCAGTATATCTAGCATGGTATGCAATGTTCCACCCAGATCAAACAATACTAATTGCCGCACACAAGTATACAGGTGCACAAGAAATTATGCAACGTATTCGATATGTTTATGAATGCTGTCCGGATTATATTAGAGCAGGTGTTACAAGTTATAACAAAGGTAGCATTGAGTTTGAAAATGGAAGTAGAATTGTTAGTGCAACAACAACTGAAAATACTGGCCGTGGTATGAGTATCTCGTTGCTATATTGTGATGAGTTTGCATTTGTTGGTCCTAATATTGCTACTGAGTTTTGGACTGCTATTTCACCTACACTAGCAACAGGTGGTCGCGCTATTATTACAAGTACACCAAACAGTGATGAAGATACATTTGCAATGATTTGGAAAGAGTCACAAAATAAATTTGATGAATACGGCAATGAACAAGAATTAGGTGTAAACGGCTTCCATGGATTTACATGTAATTGGGACGAACATCCTGATCGTGATGACGAATGGAAAAAACAAGAAATTGGACGTATTGGTGAAGAACGTTTCCGTCGTGAGTATGGATGTGAGTTCTTAGTATATGATGAAACATTAATTAATGCTATCAAATTAGCTGGAATGGAAGGGACTCCTCCGTTAATGAATATGGGTCAAACTAGATGGTATTCAAAACCAACAGCAGATCAAAATTATGCCGTTGCACTTGATCCAGCAATGGGTACCGGCGGAGATTATGCCGCAATACAAGTTTTTGAATTACCTAGTTACAGACAAATTGCAGAGTGGAGGCATAATGAAACTGCTATTCCTGCACAAATTAGAATTTTAAAAGATATCTGTCAGCATATTAAAGATAGTTGTAACACATCTGGTACTAATATATATTGGAGCGTTGAAAACAATAGTATTGGCGAAGCCGCACTTATTGTTATTAATGACTTTGGTGAAGAAAATATACCTGGATTATTTGTAAGTGAACCTATTCGCAAAGGACATGTTCGCAAGTTCCGTAAAGGATTTAATACTACACACGGCACTAAAATTACAGCATGTAGCAGACTAAAAACTATGATTGAAAACGATAAAATGAAGATTAATAGTTCTGCACTAATTACAGAACTTAAAGGATTTGTTGCTACAGGTACTAGTTTTAAAGCAAAAACAGGCGCCACAGATGACTTAATAAGTGCTACATTATTAGCTATTAGAATGATGGCAGTATTAAAAGATTGGGATCCGAGAATATATAACACATTTAACCAATCTGATACAGATTATGAAGATTACGAGCCGCCGATGCCGATCTTCGTTACAGGCGGTTTAGGATAAATATTAATATGAAAAACCTTGATACAGTTGCAGAAGAATTATTTAATAAGATTAGGGGTAGATTTCCTAGTGTAACAGTGGGCGATGAAAGTGCCACTATTACTAATCAGCCTAATACAGGTAGATTTTTTGAATTTACTTTTGCAAGCGGTAAAAAAGTAAATATATCATTGAATGAAAAAGATTTAACTATTATGTATAGTAAAAATCTTTTTGGCGAAGATGAGAATGTTTTAAAAGATAAATGGTTTGATTTTTTAAAAGAGTTAAGACAATTTGCAAAGAAGAGAATGCTTAATTTTGATACAAGAGATATTAATAAATCAAACTTAGATAAACGAGATTATGAATACCTTAGCACGGAGAAACAAATGAGCGAATCAAAGATGTATGGTACTAGTAGAACTAGTTACCAAGACGTAGGAACAGCAAGAATGGTAGTAAAACATGCTGGCCCAGTTAACCACGAAAATGCCGCAGGACGTACACAAAACGTACATAGCATTTATATCGAAAGTGACGGCGGAGAGAGATTTAAATATCCTTATCGTCATCTAAACGGTGCAAGAGCAATGACAAGACACGTTGCGGAAGGCGGAACACCTTACGATGACTTTGGTAAACATATTACAGGACTTTCTGAAGAACTAGTAAACCTACGTAAATTTAAAACATACATGAATCGCTCAAGTGTAATGGCAGAAGGCTTACTAGGGTATATGGATATAGTTAATGAAAGACTTAATACAGTTAAAAAGACTGTTGAAATGCTTCAAAGAGAAAACTTCTATAAAGAAAGTGTTAGTACTTTTAAAACAGCCGTGCTAGAAGATGTTCCAGAAGATGTTTCAAATACTTGGATTGATGAATTAACTATTAAACAGTTTAACGAAGAATTAAAAGGTGTATTTCCTTATATCTATAAACTAGTAAGTGAAGCAAACAAAGTTGAAGAAATTGGTCCAGATGAACTATTAGGCGAAAGAGACGACCTTGCTAATCAAGTTGCAAGAGAATTGTTTGACCAAGGTGTGCGTTATAATAGCGTCGAAGACGAAGACAAAATTCATGATATGATGATTGACATGGGCTATGGTAAGTACATGAACGACAGAAATTTTGAAGGTGAAGTTTTTGACGATCTAGCAGGCATGGGCGGCGAGGATGATGACGACGGACAACCTAGTTCATATGACGAGTATCAAGATCTACATGGCGGTGATGATTGGGATCACGGACAATACGATATGGAAAGTGCATACGAGGCACATTTAGAGTCAATTATTAGTAATGCGAAACACGAGAAGGATCCTACTATGGAAAAAACAAAACAATTTGAAATGTTTAAAGAACAAATGGCAATTTCGTCAATTGTTGGTTTAAAAGAATTTAATTTTAATAATAAAACAATTACAGTTAACATGGATAGTAAATTGGCAGAACAAGTACTTGCTGAAAATCCACTAAGATGGATTGTACAAGGCGCGGCAAAACTTTTACCATCCGTTGGTGCAGGCGCAAGACAAGGACTAGATGACATTGCTCGCGCGGCAACGTCCGGAGCAAGCAAAGCGGCCCAAGGTGCAAGAACAGCGGCTCAGGCAGCGGCACCAGCAGTGGGCCAAGCGGCAAGAACTACTGGACAAGCAATTGGTAAAGGCGCGGCAGCAACAGCTGGAGCAGTTGGTAGAAACGTAGTACAGCCTGCGGCTAAGGCAGCTGGCACTGTTGGAGCAATTGGCGGCGGAGCATACTTAGCAGGCGATCAATTAATGGGCGCGGCAGGTGATGCTATTGCGGCAGCTGGTGATAAAATTGTAACATCAGCAGGTGACTTAACAGCGGCTCTAGGAGATCAACTAGCAGGAATGGTTCCAAATATTGGCGAAATTGGTGCAATGGCAGCAAAATATGCCCTCCCAGTAGGACTAGTAATTGCGGCAATTTTTGGCGGTTCTAAATTATTAGGGTACTTGTTTGGCGGCAAAGACGAAAAAGAAGGTATCGAAGACAAGATGAACAAGAGAAGCGAAACGAACAACGATGTTCCGCTTGAAGAGTTTGTTAAAAGTATGTATGATTATACTCGCAATAGTTTTCCAAAAGGTGAAACAGCAGTATTAACACAAGTTCAAAAACAGTATGGTGATCATGCTGTAGATGAAGCTCAATCAGTAATGTCACAATTAGTGAGCGGGCAAGACGAAGAAATGGCTCGTATTCAGCATCTAGCAGGCGTACGATAAATTTTTTCAAAAAAGTCAAAATAATACTTGACTTTATATAAGTAAGACTGTATAGTAGTAACTGTGCTATACAAAAAAAGGCACAAAGAGTAGCAATAATGTTACTCTTGCACATAGGCATTAACATTTAGGAGGCATTAACTATGGCATCATTAGCAGAAATCCGAGCAAAGCTCAAAGAACAAGAAGCCGGCACAGGCAACAACCGCTCATCAGGTGGCGACAACGCAATTTACCCATTTTGGAATATCAAAGAAGGCGAGAGCGCAACGTTCCGTTTCCTTCCAGATGGCGACGATACAAACACTTTCTTCTGGAAAGAACGTTTGATGATCAAACTTCCTTTTGCAGGTGTAAAAGGTCAGACTGATTCGCGTCCTGTGCAAGTACAAATTCCATGTATGGAAATGTATGGCGAAACTTGTGAAATTCTAAACGAAGTTCGAGGTTGGTTTAAGGATCCTAGTCTAGAAGACATGGGTCGTAAATATTGGAAAAAACGTTCATACGTATTCCAAGGTTTTGTAACTGACAATCCTTTGTCAGAGGATACAACTCCAGAAAATCCAATCCGTAGATTTATCATTGGACCACAAATTTTCCAAACTATTAAAGCGGCACTTATGGATCCAGACATGGAAGAATTACCAACAGATTACACTGCTGGTGTAGACTTCAGTCTTAATAAGACATCTAAAGGCGGCTATGCTGACTATGGCACATCAAATTGGGCTCGTAGAGAGCGTCCATTAGGTGATGCTGAAATGAATGCAATCAATACACATGGATTGTTTAATTTGTCAGACTTCCTTCCAAAGAAACCGGGTGAAGTTGAAATTAAAGTGATGAAAGAAATGTTTGAAGCGTCAGTAGACGGTGAAGCATTTGACATGGATCGTTGGGGTCAATACTTCCGTCCAGCAGGTATGGCACAGCGTACAGGTGATCCAAACACTCCTGCGGCAAGTACTCCGGCTCCAGTAGCATCTCAGGCAGCACCTACTCCAACAGCAGAAGCAACTCCGGCACCAGTAGCTGAAGTAGCGCCTGCAACAGAGGAAGCACCTAAGACTGAAAACAAGGCAGAAGATATTCTGTCAATGATTAGAGCACGTCAATCGCAATAAGATAACAACACCCCTAGGCTTGCTATATAGGCAGCCTGGGGGCACTTTCTAACTTTAATATAGGAGAAACAATGGCTAAATCATTTGATGTTAGTAAGTTCCGCAAGGACTTGACTAAAAGTATCTCAGGCATGAGTGCTGGATTTAACGATCCTACTGATTGGATTTCAACAGGATCATATGCATTAAACTATCTTATCTCAGGAGACTTTCATAAAGGTGTTCCGCT